CACTTGGATCGCTTCTTGATCGTCTGACCAACGCCTGTTTGTTCTCGACTCGACGAACTTGTAGCCCTTGATCTCTGTGCCTTCCTGCGCTATCTCCGATGCGTAGGCCGCAACTTTGTCGCACCACGACTTAATGAGACCAAGCTCTGGCAGCAGCTTTGCTATCTGCTCAACCGTCAGCTTCTCTGGCTCTGGCGGTGTGATCGGTTCATCTATCGCCGCTTGCAGCAGTTCCATGTTGTATTGGGATAATGCTTTGCACGTCGGCGCAGCTTTGCAGTAACGGCATTGGCTCTCGCCAGCGATGTACTTAGGGTTTTCGCTTAACGCAGCTTCGGCGGCTGGGGCAAGAACAGTGCGCCCCCAGTTCAGTAGGCCCGTCTGACTCATATGCACCTCATGGTGTGCGTGTCGATTGAACCAAGGCGCGGCTGCACGATGGTCATATGGATGGTGTCAATCTGCGAGTCGAAGCCGAACTCGTAATGCACACCCAGCGCGTAACATTTCAACTGGTCGCAGTCCGCCTTGACCGGCACACGGCCAAACTTCAGATCAACGACCCACGCTTCGCCTTCTTTAATAGAGATGTAGTCAGCCGTGCCCCAGCCGTTTGGAACCCACAGGGAGTAATCGACTTTGCGCTCAACGAAGGTGAAGCCTTGCGGCAGGCTGCGGCAGTAGTCCGTGTAAATTTTCACAAGGTTCGCCATCTCTTGCCCAACGCGGAACCCGTTGAACTCGTTGCCGATGTATTCGTGAGGCTCTACGCCTGTGCGGAGGCACTGCTCTGCGAGTTCATGCGCGGCTGTTCCTTCCTCTGCCGCCTGACCTGAGTTATCAGGCATTCCACGGCTGGCCTGCACACTGGCAGGGCACGCGATCCAACGGTGAGCCGAGCTTGCGCTCAGTTCAGCGTGAGCAGGCTCGTCCAGATTGAGTTCTGTTTGCTTCACAGTTTTGCTAACCTCCCGAAATCAACTAAATGTTGAATATGACAATTCAGGTTGCAAAGATACTTATGTGTCCGTTATCTTGTCAACCGCTAATCGCAACTAAAAGGAGACGAGGCAAATGGTCTACCAAACAGACCCAAATCGACGGCACGCAGTCGAGCAGTTAGACCGTGCTTGCTACTTGCTCGCAAACAGCAGCTTTAACCGCATGGCGGGTAGGCTGGATGTGACCAAGCAAGCGATCAGCAAATGGCGGACATCAGGCGAAGTGCCTGCTGCGCGAGCATGTCAGATTGAGATGCTGACCAATGGCGAGGTGACTTGGCGGTCTTTGTGCCCAGAACTTGTCGCCACAACTCAACAGTTAGCCACGGAATGGCAGAAAGGATAACGATGAAAAAGGTTTACACATCTTTGGCTGTTGTAGCTAAAGCGTTTGAGGCTGCGTTCAGTCTTACAGCATCTCTTTTTGAGATGGCTGCTGATAAATGTCGAGATTGGGCGGATTTCTGCGATGAATTAGCAGACAACAACTAATACAACGGGGGAGTTATGTTGCAAGAAGTAGGCGCACGGTTGATTGACCGTGGGTATCAAATCATCCCCATAAAACGGGGCAAGAAATATCCGTGCATAGATGAATGGCAGAAAGCTGACGCTACACATGATGATTTAGAACGCTGGACTGCCGAATGGCCTGACAGCGGTGTCGGTGTGCTGTGCAAAAACACCATCGCCGTGGATGTGGACTGCCGCAACGTCAGCATGGTGAAGAAGCTGGCAGCGTGGCTCGAAGAGAATGTCGGCATAGCCGCAGCGCGGATCGGTAACCAGCCGAAGATGCTGTTCGCCTATCGCGGAAACCCGCGTAAGAAAATCAAGTCGGCTGAGTTTGAGTGCCAAGAAGGCAACAAGCACGCCGTCGAGGTGCTCGGTGACGGTCAGCAGTTTGTCGCTTTCGGCATCCACCCCGACACGCAGAAACCATATCGCTGGCTCAAGTCATACGCATCGCTCGACAGTGTGAACCACTCGGAACTGCCAGAACTGACGGAAGACATGGCTCGTCGGTTCGTGGAGTTTTTCGAGCGCAAAGCGCATGAGGCCGGTTGGCAGGAAAGCCGTAAAGGCACTGACAGTAGTGCCGGTGAGTACGACGAACTGTTGGCACTGCGCCCGAAGTTCGAGGCTGATATGGACGATGTGCGAAACATGCTGGCCTCAGTCGATCCAGACACAGAGCATGACCAGTGGTTCAGGGTTGGAATGGCCTTGCACCACCACTGGGATGGAGCAGATGAAGGTTTACAGCTTTGGGCAGAGTGGTCTGCTGACGGTGAGAAGTTCAAAGAAGGGGAGTGCGAAAAGCGTTGGGACAGTTTCGACAGCAACGGCAAAGTGCCGGTTACGCTGGCGTATGTTGCTTCGCTGTCCAATAAAGAAAAAGCCGAAGAAAATATGCGGGAAAAGGTCGATGGGGTTTTACCCCATATGCTCGAACACTGGTCGCTGGTGCTCGTTGAAGGCCATGCGCGGGTGGTGCGCGATGATATTTTCCAAGACCGAACCGTCCTGTACGGCTTAGAGGACGTAAGAAAAGAGTTTCAAAATCAACGAGTTATGAGCTATGAGGGCAAGACGCCCAGGTTAGTGAATCTTGTCGATATGTGGTTAGAGCACGAAGACCGCAAGACATACCCTGCCGGTCTGGCGTTCAGCCCTGACGGCGAGTCGATCAACCAGTACAACCTGTGGCGCGGCTGGTCAGTCGAGCCTGTACAGGGAAACGTACAGCCGTGGATCGACTTCATCACGGACGTAATAGCGGACGGAAACGTCGCAAACGCGAACTGGATCATCGCGTGGTGCGCTCAGATGGTTCAGCAGCCACAAGTCAAAATCGGTATCGGTCTGGTGCTTAGAGGCTTGAAGGGCACAGGCAAGACGAAGTTTGCCGAACTGCTGGGCTGGCTAGTCAAAAGTCACTTCACCAGTGCCAGTAAGGCAGAGCACATCACCGGCAACTTCAACAAGCACCTGCAAGAGACGTTGCTGCTTTGCGGCGAAGAAGCGTACTGGGCCGGTGCCAAGGCAGCAGAGTCGGCGCTCAAAGACCTACTCACCGCCAGCCAGATTTTCGTAGAGAAGAAAGGCGTGGACGGTTATATGGCACCAAACTACACGCGCATTGTGTTCACCAGTAACGATGACTTCGTTGTGCCTGCAACGCTAGACGAGCGGCGGTTCGCCGTGTTCGACATCAGCGCCAAGCGCAAAGAAGACAGCAAATACTTTGAGGCACTCGACTCTTGGTTCCACAACGGTGGTGGCTCTGCGCTGCTCTACTACCTCAAGCACTTCGACCTGTCATCGGTCAATGTCCGCAAGGCACCGCAGACCGATGCGCTGGACGAACAGAAGCTGGAGAACCTGAGCGGTGTCGATGCGTTTTTGTTGTCGAGTCTGCAAAACGCAGAATTCCGCGAACACAAGATCGCAGGCGAGTCGCTTCAGTTTGGCGAAGAGGTCAGCAAAACACAGCTTTACGCCATCTACACGTCAAGCGTGAAAGGTCGATACGAAACCGTTGTAAGGGAGAACAGTTTCTGGAAGGCGCTACGCAAGACCGGCATTTATCAGGAAGAGGTACACAAGCGTGCAGGCGGAGCCCGTTTCAGGGCGATACGGTTAGAGGCTTTGAGGCAAGCGCGGGAAAACTTTGAGGCGTACTTAGGTATTAGTGTTGAGTGGACAGAAGATGACCGTCTCGACCCGTTAGACCCCAGTAACTGGGGCGACGATGACGTGCCGTTCTAGTATAATTCCTTAATGAAATCAAAGACTTGCACTGTCTGTGGGGAGGACAAGCAAATCCATCTGTTCTATGAACGGCCAGATGGGTCAATTGAACCAACGTGCCGAGCGTGTCGCAGGATCGCGGAGCAAAAAACACAAAACAACAGCCCGAGGGACTACCTGCGCAACACCGTTAGCAAGGCAAAGCATGGTGCCAAGAAGCGTGGTCTTGAATGGGACATCGACATAGACCGCGTGATGCAGATATGGCACGAGCAAGGCGGGCGCTGCGCGCTTTCCGGTGTGCGGATGCAAGCGGCAAAGGACGGCAAGGGCCGCAAAGGCAAAGACATGAACGTGTCTCTTGACCGAATCGACCAAGACAAAGGTTATCTCTTCAGCCCTCGAAACGTGCAGCTAGTGTGCCTGCGCGTCAATCTGATGAAGCACAATATGGAAGAGCATGACCTGTTTTGGTGGTGTCAAAACATAGTTGATAAAAATTGTTGACAAGTAAACTTACATAACTGAGTATCCCTCCTGCGCTAACAAGAAAGCGCACACAACAACACCATCCAAGGAGGGATGACAAAATGGCTTATGTAACCAAGAACGCAAAGATCGAAGCTCTCACCGCCGTAGCCCAAGAACGGCTTGAAGAACTCGACAAGTTGGCAACTAAAAACGAGAAACTCAAAGCCGAGCTTTCAAAAGCAACAACCGCTCTGTTCGAGTTGGAAGTAAAGCAGGGACGGTTTGAGGAGCAAGAGACGAGCCTTGAGGCTTGCCGAAAGGCGCTGCGCGAACTGCACAACAAAAGGTTCCAAGCAGACGATCCGTTTGAGTTGAGAGAGCAGCTTAGTCTGCGAGACTTCGATGTCTTGCTTTGCCATTTCTTAGAGCACGTAAACACGGTCGATCACGACTCACCTTTCCACATCGCACAAGGCGAGAACTGGTGTGACATGTACGAAGGCGAGATTTACGTCACACGCAAAATCATGGCACCTTTCAAGAGCGATGACCTGTACGAAGACAGCAAGTTTGCCCAGTGG